ACGTAGTTTTAAGAAACGTTATGGTGATCTACGTAGGCATCAGCAAACAAAAGAAAAAGAATACGAAGATCGTATAAATGCACTTGAGCAACAACTTGGTGAAGCAACTAAGGCAGAGTTTAAACTGCCAAAGTCAGACGAAGACTTAGATAAGTGGGCTTCAACATATCCAGACGTAGCAGCTATTGTAGAAACAATTGCAATTAAAAAAGCAAAAGAACAATCTGCAGACTTGGAAAAACGAGTACAAGTTATTGATGAAATGCGTGAAACAGCAGCACGTGAGAAAGCTGAAGCAGAGTTAATTAAATTACATCCTGACTTTAGTGATATACGTGACAGTGACGATTTCCATGAGTGGGCAGATGAACAGCCTAAGTGGGTACAAGATGCACTGTATGAGAATGACCAAGATGCAAAGTCTGCTGCTCGTGCAATTGATCTTTATAAGTCTGATCGTGGCATTGGTAAAAAGAAAAGTGCCACATCAAAAGATGCTGCACGTTCCGTAGGTACACGGAATGAACGTAGTAAACCTCAGTCTGACGCATCGGGAAATGCAGTCAGAGAGTCTGACGTACAGAAAATGTCTGCAGTCGAATACGAGAAAAAATCGGATGAGATTATGGAAGCTATTCGTACAGGCAACTTTATTTACGATTTATCTGGGTCAGCTAGATAAAAAGTATTGACATTATAGTTATTTATGATATAACTATATATATGATAGTTTAACGCAGCCCCACTATGGATACCTGCGTTATCTATATCCCCAAGCAAACAACAGTGGCTTACGGACTTACCTAGTAAATCATGGCCCATAAATACAACACAAAGGCCAAGTGTTGTAAATATGCACCCTACGATGTCTAGCCTCCAATCAAGTATCTGTGTGTTTCGCATCTGTTACTGCTAATATAAGGAGAAACCATAATGGCGTTTTCATCAGCAGCAGGTCACGGCAATTTACCTAACGGCAATTTTAGCCCAGTGATCTATTCCAAACAGGTGCAACTTGCTTTCCGCAAGGCATCTGTTGTTGAAGCTATCACCAACTCTGATTATTTTGGAGAGATAGCCCAAATGGGTGATTCAGTGAAAATTATTAAAGAACCTGAAATCACCGTGAAATCATATGCACGTGGTACGACCATCACACCACAAGATTTAGACGATGAAGATTTTTCATTGACTATTGATAAAGCCAACTACTTTGCTTTTAAGGTTGACGATATTGAAGAGGCCCACAGCCACGTAAATTTCCAAAGTCTTGCAAGTGATCGTGCTGCATATAGACTATCAGACCAGTTTGACCAAGATGTACTTGGTTATCTATCTGGTTTTAAACAATCTGCAATACATGGTAATGCTAATACTGCCAACACAACTACTAACGGTAGTGTTGCTGTATCAACTGCAGGTTCTGACGAATTGCTTACCTCAATGAAGTTAGACGGTTCTGACTTTAATGCAGGTTCAAGTGGCTCATCAGTTGCATTATTGCCACGTACAGGCGGTGCAACTGCTACACCTTCAACTACAGGTGAAGCAAACCCACTACAACTTATTGCTCGTATGGCACGTAAGTTGGATCAACAAAATGTTGACTCACAAGGTAGATGGCTTGTCGTAGACCCAGTATTCATGGAAATCCTACGTGACGAAGATTCACGTCTTCAAAACGCAGATTTTGGTGAGTCAGGTGGAATACGAAACGGTCTTGTAGTAAATAACCTACATGGCTTTCAAGTACATGTTTCAAACAATCTACCTACAATTGGTACTGGTCCTGCAACTGAAGCTGCTTCAAATGCGACTAACTACGGTGTTATCGTAGGTGGTCACAGTTCAGCAGTCGCAACTGCAGAGCAGATCAATAAGACAGAAACATATCGTGATCAGGACAGCTTTGCTGACATTGTTCGTGGTATGCATCTATATGGTCGCAAGATTCTACGCCCAGAGGCGTTGGTCAATGCGATATACAACTTGCGATAAGGGGAGGACTAGACAATGGCTACTATTACTGCACAACTAGCTCCTGCACATGGGAGTTCTTCACGAGGGCGACAGCCTTATATGATTGAGCAAACTATCGACCTAACCGCAAACAGCATTGCTCCAGGCGATGTAGTACAGGCTCTTACAGTACCTGCCAATACTAAAATTATGGCTGCAGGTATTCAAGTAACAGCTTCTGCTACTATGAACGCATCTACAGACGCAACCGCAATTTTAGGTACGGCTGTAGACGACAATGAGTATGTGGCTGCATTTGATATTGACGGTGCTGCTGATGGAGCTTATGCTCCTTCTGCTACTGTAGCAGGTGATATTGTTATCACTTCTGCAGATACACTTGATGTAACCCTTGCAGGTTCTGGCGCATCATTCACTGCAGGTACACTACGTGTGTATGCTGTATTGATGGACGTTAGTGCATTAGGCGAAATGACTGCTGACGAAGTAAGTCGAGATGCTGCTTAATTAGCAACAACTATAGGGGGGCAGGGCAACTTGCCCCTTTAGTCATATTTAACAGAAGGAATCCAAGAAAATGGCTATCACAACCGCAATGTGCACGAGCTTTAAGTCAGAACTATTGGGTGGTATTCACGACTTGGATACCCACACTCTAAAGCTTGCACTTATTAAAGCTTCACCATCAGGAACGTATGGTGCAGCAACAACTAACTATTCAACTGTAACTGGTAACTCAGATGAAGCTTCTGGTACAAATTACTCAGCAGGTGGGCAAAACCTAGACGGTGCTGCTATTTCCGTAAGTGGAACTACAGCTATCGTAGACTTTACTGATGAAGTATTTGCTTCAGCTACCATATCTGCCGATGGTTGTATTATATATAATTCATCTGCATCTAACAAAGCAATTTGTGTAATTGACTTTGGTGGAACTAAAACATCTACAAACGGTGACTTTACTATTCAGTTCCCAACTGCAGATGCATCTAACGCAATCATACGTATCGCATAAATAGGAGCATGAACTATGGCTCTCGTAGTTAAAGACAGAGTAAAACAAACAACAACCACAACTGGCACTGGTAATATAGTCCTTAACGGTAACGTTGATGGGTTTCAAACTTTTGCTGCTGCTTTAGCAGACGGTGATACTACTTACTTTGGTATCTTTGTGCCTAGTACAAATGATTACGAAGTCGGGCTAGGAACGTGGACAGAAGGTAGTGCCACCCTAGCTCGTACTACTGTTCTTGAAAGTTCTAATTCAGGAAGTGCCATAAACATTACTGCACAGGCTGAAGTGTTTATTACACAACCTGCTGAAAAAGCTGTGTTTCAAGATGCTAATGGTGATGTAGATTTAGGTGGTAACAAAATACTATTTGGTAACTTGTATTCTACTACAGGTGACTTGCCTAGTGCATCTACTTATCACGGTATGTTTGCACACGTTCATGGTACAGGGAAAGCTTACTATGCACACGGTGGCAACTGGATTGAGCTTGTAAATGAAGATACAAGTGGTAATGTCAGTATGGGTGGTAACTTAACTGTTACTGGTGATCTTACTGTTAACGGAACAACGACTACTGTTAGTACAACTAATACTGTAGTAAAAGATTCATTAATAGAATTAGGAAATGGAACATCTGGTTCTCCATCAAATGACGCAGGTATTGTTATTGAACGTGGTTCATCAGACAATGCCTTTATTGGCTATGACGAAAGTGCAGATAAATTTACTGTAGGTACAGGATCATTTACAGGTGCAACTACAGGCAATCTTACTATTAGCACAGGCACACTTGTAGCTAACGTAGAGGGTAATGTAACAGGTAACGTAACTGGTAATACATCAGGAACTGCAGCTACAGTTACAACTGCTGCACAACCTAACATCACATCACTAGGTACACTAACGACTCTCACTGTAGATGACATTACAATTAATGGCTCAACTATATCTGATGCAGGGGATCTTACTATTGATAGTGGTGGTGACATTATTCTTGATGCTAATGGTGCTGATTGGAAATTCAAAGATGATGGCACACATGTTTTAAATATTGAAAACTCTAGTGGCGATATAAAAATTACAAGCATAACAAATGATAAAGATATTATTTTTAGGGGCGTTGATAACGGCTCTGCTATAACTGCCCTTACCCTAGACATGTCAGATGCAGGTACTGCTATTTTCAATCATGACATAAAACTAGGTGATAGTAGCAAAGCTATCTTTGGAGCAGGGTCTGACCTACAGATTTATCACGATGGTTCTAATAGCTATATTGATGACCAAGGAACTGGTCGTGTTTATATCAGGGCATCTGACCAACTTAGATTACAGGCTTCTGATGGTGAAAATTATGCTTTATTTGCAGCAAATGGTGCGGCTCAGTTTTATTACGACAACTCACAAAAACTCGCCACCACCTCCACAGGTGTAGACGTAACTGGTAATGTTACTGCTACTGCCCTAACTGTAGATGAAATTACCATTGATGGTGATACCATTACAGCAACAGATGATTTCACAATAGATGTTGCTTCTGATATTAAGCTTGATGCAAACGGTGGTTATATAAACTTTTATGATAATGGTACGGCAATTCTAACTTTTCAAAATAGTAGTACAGATGCTGTAATTTGGTCAAGAGCCAGTGATAGAGACATGATCTTTAAAGGTAATGACGGTGGTTCTGTAATAACTGCACTTACCTTAGATATGTCCGATGGTGGGTCTGCTACGTTTAACAATGATCTTTACGTACCAGATCAAATCATCCACTCAGGAGATACCGACACCTACATACAGTTCAATGCAGCCAACACATTTAGGGTTGTTACAGGTAATAGTCAAAGATTATTAGTAAGCAATAGTGGTGTTGCACTTTCCAACGGTGGCTTGGATATGAACGGCAACAACATCACTGAGGTTGAGGACATTTATGTAAGAGACAAGATATACCATGATGGTGACACTGACACTTATGTTGAGTTTGCGACTAATACGATAAACTTATACACTGGCGGTACTCAGGCTCACTTTCAAGACAGTGGACTGTTTTTGTACGATGGCTCATTAGCAGAAGACTACGATGGTTTGTCAGGTACAAGCCCAACATGTAACGTAGACAACGGTGGCGCATTTAGCCTCACAATGTCAGGTAATACTACCTTTACATTTAGTGGTGCAGCTAGTGGTTTCATTCAAGGTTTTGTTTTGCAACTTACAGGAAACGGCTCAACGGTCACATGGCCTGGATCAGTAAAATGGGCAGGTGGTACTGCTCCAGATGCACCTGCAAATGGAGAGACTGATATTTTAGTTTTTCATACACGAGATGGTGGTACAAACTGGTATGGTGTACTTTCGAGTGACGCAGCAGCATAGGGAATAGCTAATGTCTTTTGGACAAAATCCTTTTTCTGTAGTAGCTTTTGGTGAAAGCTCACAAC